AGTGTATCTTTCTATTTTTCCCAATCTTCATCGTTTTCATACATTGGCAGCAACTTGAAGATTTGATTTGTTAATCTAGTGTTATTACGTTTCCAAGCTTCCGCTTGAAATTTCCAGTTATTCTTCATATTGCCTCCTTTTTATCAATGAACAAACTTCCAAAAAGTTGTTTCATATTTGCCGTTCTTGACTTCACGCCGCGAGTGCAACATTTGAAGCCGGCGATGCTCGTCTTTCGTATTTGTAATCAACGCTATTAAACGCTGCAAATGCGAAGCTTGACTAGTCATTTTAAAATCAGTGCCAGTAAATTTTTGTCGGATAACTTCTATTGATGTCATTTGTCTTTGCAACCATAACTGCACCATACCAACAGCGAGGATATTAATTTCTTCTAACGTTAAGTCACCGTTTATATAACTAATATCATTGCCATCAATATCAACTGCATCTACTATTTTCAATACAAACGGAGGAAACTCAAATAAACTAATTGAAGATCTCAATAAAGTCTTACAATCTTTGTGCGTTTCTTCCTCGGTAATTTCCATATACATATCGTCAGTTATATAGCTAAAGAATGATTCATAAATTTCCGATACAAGAGTCATTATTATTCCTCCTTACGTAGTCTTGCTCCTTTAGTAGGTGCTTGTTGTTTGGTATCATCTGTTTTCATTACTTCGATTGCAGCTATTGCATCAAAACCAGTTTTCTTAAGCAAAACTTCAGCCTTATTTAGATCTGTAAGAGGCAATCTCCAAGAATACTCTTTAATCAAATCAATTACTCCAATTGGAGCATAATCTAATGTTTCTGCAAAAAGCTCTATTGAATCTTCTTGCAAACATTTGATTATTTCTTTTTCTCCCCAGAAATATTCGAGCGGCGGATCCCACGTCTTATTAACCCATTCTCGATCATGGACTAATAAAAAATGCCGCAGGATCTCAGCGCCGCCGTTTATTTGATATAATTGATTTAATTCTTTCACTGTAATATCTTTAGTTTCATTTCTTGCAAATGTTCTATGAACATTCAACTCTGGAATTGAATAAGTAACAATACCATCACTTCTATTTGTAACTTGCATATAATTCTCTCCTTTTTATCAAAATTAAAATTAAAATCAGAACTGGTTGAATCCAGGTCCAGGTAGATTGTCTACTAATAAAGTAGTATTGCGGAATACTGCCAGGTTGTTAGTAGTTAAGATACCAATGCCGAACTTCTGATATGTTTGAAGCTCAGTTGACCAGTCACGGTTCTCAAATTCTTTAACAAGAGTGCTACCCTCGAATACAAGTTTAACAGGTTTGTCAGCACCAGTTGGGAAGATGTAGAAGTATGCAGGATCAATAACTTTAGTAGCATTAGTATCATCAGTAAAGGACTGTGGAAGAATAACAACCGGAGTTCCTTTATATTTGGTGAAGTAACCCTTCTGCCAGTAATCATCACGCATATTATCAGAAACCCAAGTATTCGCAGGAGCGATAGTCATTGCCGCTTCATATGTGCAATAAATAACAGGGCTACCATAAGCAGACACGGTAGCGATCAGACGATCAAACTGACCTTCGTCAAACATATTGGTAGAAACTTTATTTACATTCGGGAAGCGAGCAAGTGATGCTCTCAATGCTGTAGCGATTTCTTTGTAAACAGCTTCTGACATGCCTTCGTTGACAATGCTAAGATAGTCAGACCATTGCACACGGCCGTCGAGGAACTCCTCAATACCGATACGTGCGGCTCCGCCATAAGCAGTAGTTTTGATTTCAAACTTTTCTTCAGCAAGCTCGAACACTTCATAGCGACCAGCAAGAGCAACTCTAGTAATGAACTGTTTTGCACGCAGCTGTCCGATCTTCTTAGTGAAGATAACCTTATCGCCCTGTGGAACTGTTTGCACGTCAGCAAATTGTCCATAAGTTTCAATCACATTGCGAGGCTGAACGTCGCTCAACGTCTGTGACAGAAGTTGGAAGATAACGTTTTTGTTTTCTTGATATTTGTAATAATCAAGTTTCCCGTCAGTGTGGGTAAGCTCTTTCATGTTTTCTTGCAGAGTGTGATTAAGAGCTTCATAACTCACTTCTGCGCCGTTTAAAGAATACTTTCCAGAAGGATTCTTCTTCGACATGAGCACTTTGGACAGTGCTAAATTGTCAGCGTAAATAAATGCCATATTAGTATCCTCCTTTCATCAAATCTTAACCTGTGCCAAAAGCTTAACAGCCTCTGAGCCATCAGGTAATGTGTATACTTTAACGACTTCAAATTGGTAAGAAGTGTTGGTCTCAGCCGTCTTTTTCAGATAGCCATTGTCTCCAACATACAGGATGTCTTGAACAGCAAGAGTTCCTGGTGCTTCATCAATTGTGTTGGTTGTGAACACACATGAATCTGGTGTGATTCCAATCAACCTCGGGTATAGCAGGCCATCGACTTTATCTTCTGCTTTGTCAACAAAGTCTGAATACCCCTCTCTTTCATCATATTGTTTTCTTTCACTGAAAACAAGGAATGGTTTGCTAGTTGCAGGAGCAACTCCAGGCAGAACCGCGATGCGGCCCATCGGAGATGTCTGACTAGCATCGGCAATCACGCATAGGAACTGTCCATTTTCTAGTTCCGCAGTAGGTGTAGTTGCCGCGGCATCGTCATAAGCAGGTGCCTGAGCTTCAATATTCCCAAACGTTATCCCACTAAGACGATTGGGTTCAACTTGTCCGTATTTTCCGGAAGGTGCGAATTGTGCAGCCATAATTTATATGTCTCCTTTCGATTATTTTATAGTTTTCCTTTTCGTCAAAATTAGCTTATTAGACGAATTGCATTTCTGCTATCAATCTCCAAAGCTTGTTTCATAAACTCTGGTAAATTGTCTGTATTTGGAGTTTGGTCAATTCCAGAAAGGTCAACCTGGAAAGCCGCATTTGGATTTGCTTTTGCTTTATTAGCATATTTGATAGCCAATTTAGCTTCAATATCGTCCAAGCTATACTCACCTTTATTTTCTACAACATCAGCCATTTCTTCATCTGTTAGTAGTGCTTTATAAGAACTAATAACAGCGTCTTTCTGAGCGTCTAACATTTCAACCTCTTTAGCTTTATAAGCATCTAATTCAGTTGTTAATGTAGAAATCTGAGCTTCTAATTCTGCAACTTTAACTTCATATTTAGCAACAACTTCAGTCACATAGTCTTCTGTTGCTTCAGTAAACTCTGCCGCAGGCTCTTCAACAACTTCAGTTGGATCTGCTTCAGTAAACTCTGCCGCAGGCTCTTCAACAACTTCAGTTGGATCTGCTTCAGTAAATTCTGCCGCAGGCTCTTCAACAACTTCAGTTGGATCTGCTTCAATAAATTCTGCCGCAGGCTCAGTTGCAGGCTCTTCAGCTGTGCCATCTTCTGCCACGTAACTTACAGCAGCAGGTATTGGATCTTGCACTGGAGCTTGAACATTGTTAATAGGCTCGGTTGGCTCAGTTTCTGTTGGATTTGGAATCCAGCTCATCTTCACTGGTGACATGGTAGTTGCTAATTCAATAGTTTCATCCGCGTGAATAATGACATCTACTTTATATGTAGCGTTAGTTTGCGGATTACGAACGATTGCATAAATACTTCCGTTTTCACTGTATACTCCATTACAAGTATAGTCCATGCCACGTTCATACAGCTGACCCATAATTGTATTTTCTAGCGGCCAGCCTAATTCAATGGCATACTCTAGTGTAACAGTAGCTACAGTTTTGTCAACTAATTTATTGTCCATAACGTAATATCTCCTTCCTAAAGTATTCTCCAGTTGCTCTGCTAAGCTTTCATATTGTTTTGAGTAAGAAGTAATAATTCTAGCTCCTTCAAAACAAGGTTCAAAATTATCACCTAGAATACAAAGCTTTTCAAGAACTGCATTTGTAAAAACAAACACATCCCCATCGTAATATCCAGCCATAGTTCTTTCATCCAGTTCCATAGACTGTCCTTTATTGATAGCTTTCTGAGCTTCCTCGTATTGACGCGTCCACAAATAAGCTTTACACATCAAATAAGTTCTCGTCTCACCATCTTCAACAAAGTCTTGATACCAAGGTTGTTCAAGAGATACAAAGCCATAAGGTCTCGTAATATCTTCAATAGTAATACTATGAGATTGAATAGTTATGCGATGACTATGTTCTTCAAAGTCTCCAGCTTGCTCATTATAAAAGCCGGCAACAGGTGCACCTGGAAGGGAGGCAGCAATTTGTTTTCCGACTTCTCTTGTGATAACAGTATCATTTCTATTAGGAGCGTCTGAAACATAACACACTTTAATAATTACTTCTTGACAAAGTTCACTAATTGGTTTAGTTTCTAAAACTTCCATTGTATTCACAATTGTTTGAGAATCCATTGGTTTCCTCCTTTCTTACAAAAATTTTTTCCTTTTTGTTTTTTCTATCTTTCTAATTAAGATAGATTTTATAGTATTAAAAATAAAAAATATATAAAAATTTTTTTTATATAACAGTAACAGCTTCGTGAGCCTAAATCTACATAGTCGCCGTATGACCAAGCGCCCAGCTTACATTAGTAATTACAAAGTCACCAGAAATACCCAAATCTGGATAATTAAGACGTAAAATTTTATTAACATCGAAATAGAAAAGTGGCAAAGTAGTAACAGTTACTTGTGTATTGTATATCAAAGTTTCATACATCATTTGCCGAACATCCTCGAAACACGTTCCATAAGAATTAACAAAAGTGAAATATGCTTGCTGATCTGGTTGCACGTAACAATAATCTTGACCAATACTAATATAGTATTTCTAACTCTTTACTCTTTCTTCGTATGGTTTACTACTATCAATAAAAACTACGTCATTTATTTCTCTTGCTATAACTTCATTAATTTGACTATTATCAGTTACTTTCATGCGCCGCCCGATCTAGTCAACACTGTATTTCCCAATTGTTGCAAAACCAGGCTAGTTAGGTAATAACGATTGCTCTGCGTCTATTAAATCTAACCAATATCTAATTGTTTCTGGAGCAATAAGAATATCCACATTATATCCAGACCACGGCAATGCAGAGCCAAAATGCATTGTCCAATAATGTTCAAACGAATCGTTACCTTTATTTGCTATTGTGCTTTCAGGATCAAACAAATAACGCCACTCAGCCATAAGTTCTTCATCGTAGTAAGAAGCTCTAGTCGAGCTTCCATACGCAATTAATGCTTGGCGATATAATTCTTCTTTCCAATCAAACCAGTAAGCCGCTCCAAGAGTTGAGAAAACTGTGTTTAAAGCGGCAGTGTATAAGGTAGCATGCTCTCCTGCATTAACAGTCGCCGTAGTGCTATATCTTATAATCTCCTCGGTTTCATCGTTATAAACAGCGTAAATATCTTTGCAGCACAATGATAATAAAGGATCTTCAACCCCCAAAGCATTTTTAGGAATGTGCGGCCGCTTATCTATTGCTAAGTGATAACGCACTTGAGCGGCGTCGCTCTTTGTGGAATCAGATTGCCGGCTTCCCCAACATATCCAATCATTTTTTATATTAGAGTAATCAGGTGTTGCTGAAATTTGTGTTATTAATGAAGTATCGAATAAATCATTCAAATATTGGTCATCATTAAACTTAGGCAAATATAGATTATAAATATTACTATCTACGGCTTGTTGAGAAGTATATGTTAGATCCACGATAAGCGGTGCATTCTCGCTTCTATCATATGTATTTATTTTCTAAAAATGGAAAACACCATCAACATCATAGAAATACTCGAAGTTGCCGAGTGCACTAACGATTGAATCTAATACTTGAGTTACCGTTGATCCAGCAGTTAATATTAATTCACCAGGATAAGTTAAATCAGTTTCCATGTAACCTATTGTTTCATTTTGATAATAAACATTAGGGAAAGCTGGATTCAATGCGTTACCCAATATAAAGCTTACACCAGTATTCGGCGCTGTTGGATTTGAAAAAGCAATAGGAGTATCACCATTCCACTTTACAACTATGCGGCCTACGTCAGGAACATCTTCAACTATTATATTTGAATAATGTTCGCCACCAAAATGGTGAACAGTTTCTTTAATAATTTGAGATATTAAAGGATAGGAAGTTGTTTGATTTCCATCTTTATCTATTGTTATTCGATCATGGAAAGAAGTTGAGGCGGGAAGNNGAAGCGTCCCGCCGCAAACTCCATTCATCATTCCCATCTTATCTATTAAATTTATACTAATATTAGATTGTGAGGCAGACACTGTTGTGCTTACTTGTGTAATAATAAAAGTGCCTTGCTTAAACCAAATAACATCTCCATATTCTCTATATATAGGATCTGTATTATAAAATGGATTAGTTAGTCCAACGGATAACATTATTTTTTTGTTAATTGCTATTAGGTTATCAAGGTTAGTTGTATTTACATAATCTTTGTCGAATACAATAGACAACGACGCTGTGCGGCGTGTTGGAGTATTGTTTGCTATTGTCATTTGACCACTTACAACCTTACCTTCTATGCGTTGAATTGGTAATTCGGTTGCAAAATCAACGACTAAAATAGAAGCCCAATATTCTTTTACATGAAAATGATTTAATTTTCTAATAAAAGTTTTATCTTGTAAAAAATTCATATTGTTCTCCTTTCATTACCACGGCTTAGAAGCATAAGGTAGTCTTGTCCAACCAGTTGGCGTTGGACATATTGATGTTGGCAAATCTGTGTATAGTGTTCCAGACGATGTCATGGTAGAAGCTGAAGCAAAATCTATTGTCCCATATGTTGAATTTCCAGTAACAGCTATTTCAGTTAAATTATAAGTCTAATCAAATGCCAATATAAATACATTATATAATGTCGTGCTAAAATTCGTATTAATATCGATCTAATTTCTTAAATTTAAGCATCCTTGATATATTCTCTAAAAAGCACCATTACTAGTAAGCGTTATTGGCAAATATGAAAATTCAGGCGCTTTCCACAAATTCTACATGCCGCAAAACAAATAACACCAGTTACCAAAAATACTCGTAGTTTTATATAAAGTATAATCACTTAATGTTCCTAAATAACCATGACATCTAATCTAACTAATAGGTGCAATTTCTTGAAATGCATTTGCAGCCTAATTTGAACCAGAAAAAAACTATAGCGCACCGCTTATATAACCACCAATTCCTCTTAAAATCAAAGTACCCTATGCATCAAAATATGCAGATGCAGATTGACCACCACTACCTGCTGTGATAAGATTCGCCCACGAATTAGTAGAATATATATACCTCTATATAGTAATATAATTAGTTAGTATATTGGGAACACTACCCCCAATTTTAATTCCTCCACCATTTCTCATTTCATCCATAAAATTAAACGCATCTGGTAACCACTAATCTCCATATAAAAAATGAGTAGAATCAACCCAATTACCAACAGAATCAGTCACTCTTATCTAAAAATGCATTTGAGCATGAGGACGTTGCACTGCTCCACCTAAAACTCCAGTAGTAGTATTGAAAGTTACACCGTCGTTCCGAAAATCATCAATAGTGGTCCCAAGAGTATTATTTAACCAAGTTATACTGTAGGTATATGGGGGTACCCCGCCAGATGTAACCACCCCAAAGTCTCTAACATAAGTAGTTCCTACTTGGGAAGCTGGTATATCATAAACAGCTTTACTAGGACTAAAAGTTAAAGGTTCTCCAGAAATAGCACCAACATTTATATAAATTATTCTCTATTGACCTGCCGAATCAGTAACAGTAATAGTTCCAATTTTGGCAGACTAAGCAGTTGGTCCGCTATTACCGGTAATTTTTCCATTCTAGTCAATAGAATATGGACTAATTGTATTCACACCAGCCGTATTAAGAGCCGAAAAGGTATATGGTGGAACTCCTCCGCTAGCCCCGGGAGCTACATTAATCATTGTTAATATTTCATTGATTAAATGAGCTGGAATGTCATAGCTAGCGGAGTCAGTAAAATTTAGAGCTGGAACGACACCTCCATAAGGTATAATTATACTCGCCGTCGCACCAGTTCCATCTGTAACACGTATTTCAATGCTTCCAGAAGCGTCAGTTGAAACGCTAGGTGTTCCAGAAATAATACCAGTAGAGGCATTTAATACTACTCCAGCTGGTAATTGTTTTGTACTAACAATACTAAAAGTATAGTTACCATCTCCACCAGAAGCACCTAAGCTTACATTGATAGGAGTCATTGTAACTCCAGCGCCCAATGCAGGAACTGCCAAATTATTGGGTAATCTAATATATTGAAGCGGCCCAGTGATTGCTGGAAACAATATCTGAATTGAAAATGATTCGGATGGCGTAAACTCATTCGCCGGCCTTGTTGCAGTTAAAGTGCATAGCATTGGGGTTGTCACAGCAGTTGTTGCTGTGCCTACAATCTTTGCTGAATAACCAGTTGTATATGGACTTCCTACTGCCGCTCCATCTAGCTTCAACCCAGGCGGCAGCTGGTCAATAGTATAGGTGACTTGAGGATAACCAGAATTGTCAATTAATATTGGTGATTCATAGTATGTCCCAAGAGGTAAATTTACAACTACATAAGGTGAGCTAGTAATGCCATCTGCATATTTAAGCTGTGGATAAACCGACGGCACACTCCATACAAGATTTGAAGGAGCGTGTATTACTGCACCAGTCGTCGTGTCTGTAACTGTAATATATGGAATTAAATTAAATCCAGTCATTGGGTATTGAGGAATATAACCATAGTCACTATCTCCACCCCAATAACCATTTACGTTATAATTTAACCCGCAATCATCTGGATAAACTGTATCTGGATACAAAGCATACGCCGAACCAGCACCAACATTGGTAGCAACAATAGGTTGCCGTGCAGTTGCTGGAACGTATGACAATCCAACGGTTAAAGGCGGCACTGCTTGGTCTAGATTAGACCAACCAACAGGTGGAAGCACGGCGCCTTTCTTAATTGTTATTTGAGCTGTTCTTCCAAAGTTATCTTTCACTTCAAGAACAACATTTTCTTCGACATATGCTCCGACAGTGTTATTGTGCCCGCCGCTTAAACGGCCGTTCACTTCTCCAATATGATAAGGATCTAATGTTCCAGACACTACTCTATATTCATAATAATTAGTATATCCAATATAGCCGCCATAAACGGTATCTTCAAGAGTAACTGAATTTTCGACATTGGTAATACTAATTACGGAGTTAGATGGAGTCGTTTGCCCCGCGGCATAATTTGTTCCTGTGCCTGTGACTGGATTAATTTGATTATTTGCTACAAGTTCAGTTCCCGCTCTCAGAGAAGGAATATCATATTCAGGTCTATCTACCCAAGTCAATGCTGGACAAATTGGCCCTACCTTAATAACAATAGTAGCATGTAACGCACTGCCAGGTGTGTTGTCTGTAGCAGTAATAACTGCCGTTGTGCCTTGCGGCATAGGGGTTCCAGTTGATGGGAATGTTCCATACAACTCACCATTAGCAGTTAAAGTGTATCCAGACGGTAAACCAGTCGCCGTCCAAGTATAAGCTGTTCCACTAGTGAACGGCGTTCCACCAGTTACTAACGAAGCAAAGTTACAAGTTTCTCCAAAGAAGTTTGTTCTATTTGCACCCATTTGATACATCAACATTGGCGAACCGCCATTCATACCTAAGTAAACTGGCGGCAAGTCCATACCAGCTACATAAGTATTTGTAGCTTCATCATAGTGCATCATAGTTTCTGCATTCAATGAAGGATCAGGGCCAGTGCCATCAAACCTAGTTGTATTGCCGCACCAGCCATCTAAATATGTTGATAATAAGCCATCACCAACAGTTTTAAAGTCTATTGCTCTATATACCGTTACTCCGCGGCTATCTGTCACTTCTAAGTTAACTGTATGTGCCAACTGTGAAGAACGAATATTGCTTGTTAATATTCCTGTTTGAGTATCTAAAGAGAAGTTAGGACTTAAGCCAGGAATTTTATAAGTATACGGAGGTATGCCACCTGTCACGAACTCTGATAAGTCCATAGGTGCCATAACCCACGTAATTGGTATATCTTTAGCCACACCACTATCCCAATAAGCTATTGGAGATATTGGATCTGACGAAGCATTAGTCGGCATAATAGCTAAAGACGGAATAATCCTATCATAAGAAGCTGTAATAGTAGCTGTATCTCCAATTAAATCTTCAGCTTCAACAGTGTATGTGCCTGCAGATGCAGAGACGTTTGTAGGCGTAAACCTATAATCTCTAATTTGCCCTGGTGTGTCAGGCAGCGATATTACATTGAATAATGTAACAAAAGGCGAACCATAAAAGTCCATCGTATAAGGCCCGTAAGGCGGCGTATTATATGGAGAATTGTAAGGCACACCACCATTGACATATAATGAAGGATCTATCATATCGTAATGTTGAGTAGGTTCGTGAGAGCCAGTTGGATAAAGCGGATTGCCAGCATGATTATCGTAGGCAAGCCGCGGAATATTGAAGCCGCTGTTCTGTAATACTGTCAAAGTATTAATCATTTGCCCCACATTAATATCAATCCAGTCCACTTGTCCAAGTAAGTCATAAACGTAAATTCTCGCTGTTTGAGCTAAACTAGCATAAACAGGAGAACCTGAGATAATACCAGTATCTGGATCAATGTTAATCCCAATCGGCAAGCCAGTTGCATAAAATCTATATGGCAATGCTCCACCACTTACGTTTCCATAAGTATTGATCGGCAGAATATTTTGTCCAGTTTTATAAGAACCAATATCAAAAGAAGAACTATCTAAAAAATTCAACGTATTATAAACTTGTTGTGCATTAATATGAGCAGTTGCGACCTAACCAGTGCTATCTTGCACAAATAACTCTATAGTCGTTGGCAAATGAGTTGAATAATTACCTGTTATAACGCCGCTAAGAGAATTAATGCTATATCCAAGGGCTACCAAATCTGGCGACCAGAAAGTAAACGGAGGAATACCGTTTATTACCCAAGGATAAGTGTTAATTGGCTGTATTGGTTGCCCAGCCACGCCGCCAACTAGCCCATCGGCACCACCAGTCCCTGAAGGAATATAAGCTAATGCACTATTAAGATACGGATCAATATCACCACGGACAAATTCAAATTCTGAATTATTATCGTAATAAGATTGAATCTTGTTCGGCAATAAATTGTAATCTAATAATGATTCTAAATCATACGGAGCAATTTCTGTAAGTGTCATCGACGCTGTATAAACCATTCGTTGAGACTCTTGGAATGGTGTAAAAGTCACCGCGGTTGCAACAACTATCATATTTCCTTCAGTCTCTGATCTAAATAGTTTAGGCTTACCATTAGACAACCATTTCATTACAAATTCTCTAAACTTACGCTCGACAAACACATGGTTGTCCGTATGTTCTTCCCCATAATCTAAATGATTATTTTTCATTAAATACGGATCAAAAACGGTTAGCGGCCCTTTCGTATCAGCAGGATCACGCAAGTCAAGATTCGCAATATACTATCCATTAGAATCATTTTCTAACATTCTTTCGCGATTTAAACTTATCTAAGCGGCACTATAAAGATCTGTATTAAATATTTGGAATGTTTTGTTATTCTCATCTTCAACCCACCATAAGCCGCTTGATTGCCAAATTTCTCTTATTGACTCGGCAATATCATACAGCAACCACTTACCAGAAGGATACGCTGAGTTAATAACAAGCTTATACCAGCCACTATCTTGATAAACACCGTTTGAGTCGTAATCGCCATAATCAACCTGATAAATATTTCCAGCAACATAATTGGCACCGCTGGTCGGCAAATCATTATAACCCATTGGATCGACAATTTTAGGTTTTAAAACCCCATTAACAGCATAGTATTTCCAAGTTAATTCTACAATACCATAATTAATAGAAGCACACACATACCAACCTGCTGGCCATGTGTTTCCATAGCCGTCCGGAGTGTCATTTAATACTAAATAAGCATCACCCATATCAGGATATGTAATAGCATCAATATACGTATGATCAGGTAATGTTCCTTTTAAATGCAATCCATCGTGATACATAAACGTCGCAGTTTTATCAAAATTAATTGTCACTAATGCAGACATTTGTAATGTTCTGTAATTAATCTTAGCATTTCTACTATAAAAAGGATATTGTGCTCCTAAAGTAGTTTGTAAACTATCGGCGACATTAGGATTAAAATTACTAATTTGCACGTTTCCAGAGAATTTTAATTGGTGATATTTATCTACTAAAAACGTAGGTTCCATTTTCATTAAACGGCGATAACCCCAATTTAATGTTCCTACTGGATACAATCTACTATAAAATCCCACTAAAGCACCCGTTGTTGAATGACCAGTCACAACATACTGATAAGTAGCCCCCATTTCAACAGAATAGTCTTTAAAAATATAATCCTATTGTGTTATTAATTTAATACCAGAAGCTAATTTAACAGTATCCATATTAGCTAAATCAATACGATAAATCGAAAACGAATCATATTGAGACCCAGGTGTTGTCGTCATTCTCATCCGAATACCAATAGCACAATCTTCAATTTCTTCGCCTTCCCACTCAACACTATATAATACCTAGTTCAATGTAGCAAAAGCTACACTAATAGCAGGAATTGTCATTGTATTCCCAATAATAGTATTGTTTGTGGTAACGGCTTCGACAGAAACCGTTATTGGCTAAGTCGGCGCCGTGCGAATAAGATGTTTAAATAGAAAAGTATTGTCTGTAGCGAGATTGCCATTAAACACTTCCTCCTTAATTACTGTTCCATTTACTGTTCCATAGGAATAAATCAACTTTGCTTGATAAATTGGATCATTGTAAGTTGAACTGTAACTAAATACCACCTAAGGAACAAAATTATCATAATTGTATGTTATACTATGAGAGCTTGGGCCAGAAGCATACAAGCTGCTTTTATTTGACCATTCGCCGAACTTAGATGGATTAGTAGAAGTTTGTTGCAATCTCCAAGTCGCGAAGTTGGTAAAAACAGTTGGGAAACCAGTCCCAGGAGCTCCTGCCCATAAAGTGCTATCCCCAAACCGCAACTAAATATAGTAATTAGTTGCCATTTGGGGTTTGCCATATTTAAAAACCGTATAAGGTAAAGTAAGTTTCCAAATTCCTGGCATATTAGTTACAGCACCTGCATACACGCCGCCTGGCGGCAAGACGTCAGGAATCAAGTAACCACTTGGTCTAAAGTAAATTACACCATCGCCAGGAGTATATAAATCATTAACAGCTACGCTGTTATCAGAGGACTGTTTAATAATTAACTGTAAATGACCAGCCATTACCGTATCAATGTCATTTTGCGCCGGACTGGAAAAATAAATATCAAAAGTGTCTGCCGCTGTTGGTGCAGCGATATATGGTATTGCATTCATTTTACTATCTAAAACCGGTGGATAACTATTAGCCATTTAAAACCCCTCCTCTCTATAAGATAAAAACTTTATTATTCAACAGATATAAACTCATACAAAGCCTCTAAAATCGGAATCGGCACTGCATCCTCAGAAGTTACTACAATTTCTTGATAATCAATATCAATATCTTCATTCATAAATTCTTGAATCCATTCATTCATAACTTCGATATGCTCTGGAGGAATTCGCATTTGCCCATCGGCAGTCCACTCTCCTCCTAAAGCTTCAGCATGTTGAATAACTGTATCTTGCAGTGCAGAACCTTTCTCAACAATTAGCTTTTTTAATCCAATAAGATTATATAAGTTCTTTCCACTCAATTTAATTTCTTTTCTATGAGCTTCCCAAAACTCGTTTAATTCTCCCGCGATTCCTCTAACCATAGAGGCTTTTAATGTTCTAATCATATCATTTTTCTCCTTTGCTTCTATTATCCTATACTTGCTTGGTTTGCAAGTGTTTTATCGCTTTTTTGATCATCTGGTGTTGTCGGGCGGCCTCCAGTGCTTGCCCCTACTGAAGCTGCAGCATCAGCAGCGTCCGTAGTGTCACGCCTAATTTGACCAGTTTGCTGTATTTCTTTAATATCAGACCATGTATCAGATGACATTGTATTACTACTAAACGGCGGCAGCATCCAGTTATCAAGCTGCATAATTTGCTGTTCGAGCTTCGCCAAAGAGGTAACTTCTTTCTGCGTATGTCCCAAAGCCACAAGCGGCAAGAATCTACTAAAGCCTAGTTTAGTTAAGTCTTTATATTTATCTGATATTGAAATATAATTAAAGATAGTGGTGTTTAACATTTTCATTCTAAATTTACTATCTTTTTTATTAAATTTCCATTCAATATAAAAATTGAAAAATTCTTCAAATTGAAGTAATAATTGTTTGACAAACGCTTCATCTGTAGTTATTGATTTTTCAAGAGCAAGATTACCTTCAGTATTAAACAGGTTAGATGAAATACCTAAATCGTTATAAACAGAGTCTTCCGCCGCCGAAATTTGATCACTTGCATCATCACCGTCTGCGGCTAAATCTTCCAATTTTACGTCTGCAATAGTGCTTAATACACTAACTCCGACAGCGTCGCCAACCATATCGACTGCATTTTGGTTAAGCCGCTGAAGCTCGCCCATTGTAAACGGAATCTGTCCATTTTTATCCAATTCAAATTTTTGAATTAAAATCTTTTGAATTTGCTGAACAAGCTTCTCTTTATTTAAATCTTGAGTTTCTGCTAATCCTATTAATGAGGGAATTGCAAACATGAAAGGCGGAATATCTGAGTCATAAAAATTAAACTTAAAAGCTCGATTTAAGTCCAGCATAAACCAACCGGAATCGTCTCCTTGGGTTTCTGCTGGTAATTTGTTATTTTTGTATTTTTTGTATCCTTCTCGAAATTCATCTGGAAATAAAAGTAGAATTTGATTTCTTTCTGTTGCATCGTTAGTAACTTTGTCAAAATACTTAGCATTGAACTCAATTACTGGTCTGCCGCGATGTTTAAATCTTGAACGGCAATAATCGGTCGGTAAATCTTGAATGACTAATTTATCAGAAATATCATCACAAATGTAGCCGTAATAACAGCCTTCGAGACAAACTTGGTTAGCCCATTTGCGGCTCATTAACTGAATCGAAGAACTATCAAAGTGCTCCAAAAGTTGATTGAATCTTTTTAGTATTTTTGCAGATACTTCTTCTGTAATTTCAATATCTAAATCCATATTTGGATAAAGCATAAAATCAAATCTATAAATATCAGCCAAATATCTTACAGCGCGGCCATAGATGCCGTTAGTTTGTGCAAACCATTTAGATAGACTACGCATCGCGGCTATGTCCGTTCCTTGTATGATCTAAATAAGACGATTATTGTCCATATTGGCATAATTAGTTGTAGATTTATTTTTTGTTTCTCTAAATACAACTGCTTGAGATTGTTTTACTTTCATTGAACGAACTTTCAACAATCCAAAATCTCTTACTTCAGCCTTTTTCTCCACTGGAGTATTAGGTGTCACATTATTGTTTTTGTTCTTATATTTTTTATTTGACATTCTTTTCCTCCTTTCTTATTTAATCAAAGAAGCCCCCAGCTTCTAAAATACCATCTAAAGTCATTGAATTATAATCAGTAAACGGAATCGCTACCAATTTAATTCCTTTGTTACTGCAATACATACGTTTTCTTTTGTCATTTTCCTATTGTCTACGAAAAGCCTAAGGAGTCTAAAACTTTTGTTTAAAATGCTACTCACCTTGAAGCTCTAAAAGAAACTTAGGGTGCTCGATTTCAAGATCGTGTGGCGTCTCAAATATTGCAAAATCAAATCGCAATGCATTGCCGCTAGTAGACTTTAAATCGGGAAAAGAAAATTCTGTTACATATAAAATATCTCCCTATTCAAGCAGCATTTTAGCTTTTCGCTCTAAAATAGAGGGATTTGTATTTTCACAATACGGCATATTTTTCTCCTTTACATCTTTCTAAATAGAAAGCAAATTATAATATTAAAAATAAAAAAATTATTTTTTCTTTTTTAGTTTTGATGTATAATCTCTATTGCCATGGAAAGTCATGCTTGTCTTTCTCTTTCCACCACTTTTCCCGCCAACTCTTAATAACTAATCAATAGACATTGTGCGACGCATCATTTCTTTATCATCTATTTCTGTCTTAATATACCAAAGGCCATAGCCCATTGCTGAAACCTTATCTTTTCGCACATTTTTATTTGTTCGTTCAAGAATAATATTAATACCTTCTCGCTTTTCCTCTAAATTAACCATTTGGTCTTTTAATATAGACGTCAAAGAGTATGGTAAAATATAATCAAGTTTTTCATCTTCTGTCATTAATTTAAACTTTTGCGCTCGCGAGGCGTCGATCTTTAATTTGGCTTGCCGTTCATCAATTAAAAAACGTAACTTTCCGGTTGTTAACTGTGTTTGTAGGTTTGAATACATTTCAGTATTGAACGGCGCTGAAGCTTTAATAATATATAGTAAATTAGGAATCATGTCCGCCGATTTGAATTGTGTGTAATAACCTTTATCATCATTTGCAACTCCCCAAGGACGTAAAAATTGATTTGTTCTTACGTCTATTTGAGATTTAATTAATTCATCTATTAAACCGACACCTAAGCCCGCACCGTCTATTACTACCGCACGCGGCTTAAACTTTTCATATGTTAGTTTTATTTCAACGGCTTGCTCTCCAAAGTGCATATTCTCAAATGATTGTAAATAAACTAAATGTTTTGTTGACGTCGTTCCAGTTTGTGGAATATATTTCCATATAGCTATTTCTGATTGGTCTGACAAGCGTCCGACGTCGATAGACATCACGTAATCAACATTCTTTCCTAAATTAGCTTCACGTTCAAATACTGGTTCTTGCAAAGACCGAAAGCGGTCAAACACTTCAGCCGCGAAATAAGCGTTCTCGGAGCCGTTAGACCACCTTGAAAGATATTCGCGGCCAAACGATGTTGGACTAAAAGTGCCAGATAATTTTTGTTGTCTAATAAAATCCATATTCTGAAGGCCTGCAATAATCGGAATCTTATAAGAACCGCCCAATACTAGGGCTTTGTCTGGTTCTGTTACTTGTTGTAATAAATTACGGATTAATTTTGTATACGCGTATGTGTCACGAAAACCTGAAGTTGTAACACAAATCTGCTATTGCATGATTGTTTCGTCTGGATTAAACTCGCCGTTCGCCGCTCTGCGTTGAATTGCGAGAGTTGGGATCAAGACCTCTTGAATTATATCGGGGTCTCCTTCGATGTATTTTTCTTTGCTAACAGTCGTTAATTGTTAACCACCAAAATAGTGCTCATACTTTCATATGAGATGAGACTATATCTTCACATTTCTGTGTCTAACGTTTCCAACTCACTTGAGCTGTACTCCCCAAAGGGATAGTCGTTGAGGGTAAGGAATTTTTTTATAATGGAAGCAATACGAGAAAAATCCCAATAGGGAATTCTTAATAAAGGAATATTGTGTTCAGCACAATAATTATTCTTCTTTTTATCATTTATCTACTACTGTTCAACATAATCACTATATAATTTCCACTCATCAAAGTGTTGAGGACCATCAAATTCTATCAAGAGTGGAGTTTTTCCTTCATTAATGCAAAAATCAAAACGTAAAGGTGCATTTTTAGTTTTTCCAACTAATCCCGGGAATGTTACTTCAGTAGAAAAAGGAATTTTCCATTTTTTTAATAGTCTAGCAATTTCACTTTCCCCTTTAGATGCATTTGAATTACATTTTGGACACCCCATTGATTTTATCATATTGTGTAATTTTGTTTTAGTAAAACAATGACCACACTTATGTTTAATTAAAACTGGAGAAGATTCCTTCTAAAATTTTAAAATTTTATATTGATCTTTTCCAAATGTTTCATCAATTCTAGATTGAGCCTCGTCTAAAGTTAATTTAGGTTTATTAGGACCATTGCACTAAGGACATCCTGTTTTATTTTTCCATATATACTCACCTCGCAAATACGTTTTTTCCCATCCACATACTGGACACTTAATACTCGCCGGTGCTTTTGCTGTTGAATAACTTACAGCAAGCAAACCTGGATTTTTATAATGCTAGTCCATTTTCTCTTGAAGTTCTTCAAGAGAATATTTTGTATTTCGATAATTTTTTTCTTCCATTTTTTTTCTCCTTAACCTGCTGATTGCCCATCAATTAGAACTTAGGTTAATAACCATATTCCATCTTAGTTATTTTTTCTACTTTCGTCGCATTGTAGTCGGAAGCTACTTTAGCTAACTAAGCTTAAGGGTGTCCCAGCATATATTAGATTTTTTAGAGAGGAAACCATCGTTCTAATCTCCTCTATAGTTAGTCCAGTAAAACGCATACCTCTGGAACTCTATTTTGCAGCCAAATTCTGCAAACTTGAACCATTCTTAAAATACAAAGTAAACTAATCTTTAACCTTTTCTTTTTTACGAATCTCAAATTGTAGAATTGGCAATAATGCAAAAATTTCTGATACTTTCTACTCTACAATTGCTCCTGACTGGCCTTTAGTCTGAGAAGCAATTGCAACTTTTGTATTTGGATATAATATACACTGAATAATATCCCATAGAATATTTAGAAAACTCTTAGAAGTGCCGCGGCTGAATGTATAATAGATATTCTTATAACGAGCCATTCCTCTTAAAAGAATTCTTTGGTATGGAAATAATTTAAAAGCACAATCTTCTCCAGACGCTTTAATAAGCATATCGACGAATAAATCAGGATATTTTCTATAAAAAGATATAGCTTTTCGATACTATTCTAAATTGTTTAAAACTTCTTGTTTACCAACTACTCTCGTATACATACTATTGCTTTTTACTATTGGTAAACTCATGTATCATCACTTCCTTCAATATCTTCAATTTCTCCCAATAACTCTGCTTCTAGAGCGGCGAAATCATCAAATGTCTGAACGGCTTCTGGCAAAGCTTCCATCTTTAGTATTTCTGAAGTATTGTTTACCATTTCTTGTATATTAGATTCTCCATGAATTAAATAAGCGGTATATTCTCTCATATCTTGCAGAATCATATCTATCTTATCATATGGAGATTCGATATAAAATTCTGGAATGAATCCACCTTCACGTTCGCAAAGAAAAGCTAATTGAGATATAGCAAATGTAGATTGCTATCTATCTTTCTATTGCACAGGAGCTAGGTTAGCAGACTTAACAAACAAATCAAGCTGTCGAGCTATTTTAGAAGCTGACTCGACATCATCTATATCTAGAAACTTATTCATTTTAACAGTCATCTTGCATATCATTCTAGCATTAGAAACAGCTATAGGGTCTTGAATAACATAAGCTTCTCGCATATCCACGAACAGCTATTCTAAAGCTAAATACTACTATTCAGTATAATCGTCTCCCCAGTCTAATTTAAGTTTATCAATTTCTTCTTGAGTAAGATTAAACTTAGAGGTTTCAGCCGACAAGCCATATAACTAGGATAAGTCAGGTGCCGCAGTTGTCATACTTTTCATTTGCGGCACAGCAATGTCTGTCATATTCATCATTTCTTCTAACTTAGCTTCAGCTTCCGATTCTGAGTCAGTTTGTTGCCGCAGGGCGGCGAGAACATTTTCACTTTCGTTTTTAACTAATTGCTCTGTATCTGCCCATTTATATTTCTTCCATTGGTTGAGTCGCATTTTAGATACGTATTTACCCAAAATAGACGCCCCATTAGGATCTTTTTTAATTAATAACGAACGCCATTCAGTAGGAATATACGGCACATCAATCTCTTTTAGTATACTTAGAAATGTAGTCGGATCAGTATCGTCAATACTCATAGTTACACAAGTTTTACAGTGCGGCAATATACCAGCTGGAAACTTATCAAGCCGACTAGTCTTAAAGTATTGCCGTTCGTCTAATGTTTTCTTACAAGTCAAACAGAAATATTTACCAGGCGCCTTCTGTATTGGATGCGGCTAAGCCTGGTAAATATCCTGCACTTGTTCAAAGTTAATTTTCATAATAGACTCCTTTTATTCGTATTTATTAGTCCTCAAATTTTGGTTTAGAATTTTTCTTTTTCTTAGGTGCTTCGTATTCAACCTCTGGTTTAGACTCAACTTCTCCTGAATAAACGAAAGTTTCTACTGTCTCCACTTCGTCAGGTGTAATTGGTGCTACAGGAGCCACAGGTTGCACATTCCGTGCGGCGATTTTTTGTAAAGCTGTTAATTTAGCCATTGTTAATTCCTCCTTTAAAAAGAATATTTTTTCTGTTACAATAAAGTAACATTTTTTGATATAAAAAATAAAACATTTGTGTTAAAAAAATTTTTGAGTTATAATAAAGTATAAGATAAAAAAGAAAGGAGCTGATTCAAATAAAAAATTTGTTAAATGGTAATGGCGATATAGATCTATTATTAGATGATTATAAACACCATATCGAATTAGAAAATCTACAACCTTGGCAAATAGACCAGTTGATAGCGCCCATCGTTGATAGCTCCAGTGTAGCTTATTCAACTCAATGTTTAATAAATATAGATAAAATTTGTTCAGACTGGATAGAAAGCTTAACACTGCCGCAGTGGGAAAAAATAAAAAGACAAGGAAGCTTGTTCGGAATACCTTTGCCACCGCAGTGGATAAAAGTATGGAGGTTCATTCTCAAAGAACCTGATCTTCGTGACACGTGGAAAGGCTCAAGGGGCGGCATTAATGTCGGCTCTGTTTACCATGTTTGGTCTATCTGGTCTACTGAGTGTATTGAAAAATATCTAAACGAGTTAGACAAAGATTTACTTAAATTGTTAGATATGGGATTACCCTATTTAGAAATCGGCGAAATTATGCTTGCTAAATATGGAGACGCTTTTTGGAAAAAACGAAAACAAAATAGTAAAACAACTCCAGCACAAGTAGTAAATAATTATCTATACTGGAAACTTCCTCAAAAAATTTGCCGTAAAGAATTAACAGACATGGTATTAAGCAAAATAAAATATATTAATAATAAATATAATTAAAGTAAGGCTACAATCACTTGTAGCCTTACTTTTTTATTATCCAAATCTTGCATATATTCCAATCTGCTGCTCGGCAGTGTAGCCAACCACTACCAAGTTTCCACCTGCCACCATCTTAATATAAGAAGCAGGAGCATGAGTAGTTCCACCGACACCAACTGTTGTTTCTACTTGAGATTGTAATGTAGCTTTACCGCTTTGGTCGAAATACAATTCAGCCAATCCAGTTTCATTGTCGCCAGGCTGCTAATTGCCAGCTGAAACAGCATTTAATAAAATATGCAAATTGCTTTGGGCTAAGTTATTCACAAGGAATAAATCTTTAATCCAAGCATTTCCAGCATCTCCTGGTAAGAACAGTCCAGAAGCATAAGGAGAACTTGATGTATAAGGGCCAATTGTTTCTTGACCGTGAGCAATAACTGTTCCTGGCTTGGCAATAATAGATATACCATTTACTGAGCGAAATACAGATGGAGTTAATGGATTATCTGTGTAGCCAATTAATTGTAACATTGACCGCTTAGGATCTTGAGGATTAGGCGGCATGCCGCTTGTCGTAGAACCTAATTGTGCTAGTGAGCCGCACCCAGCTTCTAAATAAATAGTTCCAACTGAACGTTGAGCAATATTATATTCACTAGACATAACTAATGAAGAATTACCCCAAGCGACAATACCAAAATTATCCGTATTTAAGACTGTAGGTTTATCAGCACCGCTTATTGGGCCAAGAAAACCGTTGTAATAAATTCTATTTGGTGGATTGTTACTACTTTCAGCTTGAAATTGCTTACGCATCCACATTAATGACATTTCTGTGCCAAACGGCCCAACTCTAAAGTAGTTACCACCGTTACCACGCTCATACGGAGTAGCCGTTCCGTCAGAACCTAAAATTCCTGACCATTGTGGAGATGCAAACCTGTTCATTGTAGTCATATAAACGCCATTCTGAAGCATTTGTCCTCCACTTGAGGTGCCCGTCGGCGAATAAGGACCAGCTTGTCCAACAAAGAATTCCATTGGCCAAAAGTGCCCACGGATAGGTTGTGTAGCTGTTAATTGAGAAATGGAGTGAGTAGCATCACTATCATCAATACCGAATATAGCTATATCCTGTAAACCAGCTGGCACAGGATTCCAAACTGGAGATGGCTACCAAGATTCGCTACTTGAATCAGAAAATACAGTCCCCGTGTAGTAAGTAATCGGTTGTCTTAACCAATCTTTCTATCTACTTCCAGAACCGGCACCTTCTTTTAAAAGACCGTGGAAAGCGGCTAAATTATTTTTCGGTGCTAATATGCCAAGCCCAACTTGACCGGCGCTTTGATATAAATTACCCCATTGTGTATTAGAAGCCGAAAACTCTGGACTGGGTTGACTAGGTGAATATATTGGCCCAATACCCATTGAACCATAAATGTGAACTGGTCCAACGAAGTCAGATTCTCCATACTGTATTAAGTCGCCTGGATAACCACCAAGATCTGAGGCATCTTCGGCACCCAATATATGAAAATGTCCAATATGAATTTGCCCACCATAAATATTCATAGCACGTGCCCAGACCTCACCATTCGTATTTACATAAAAGGCGGTCGGCGCAGTCTCGCCAGTATTATTTATATATTTTTTCTCTTTTGGAGCTTTTAATTGTATAAAGTCATCTAATGCTTCAATACGATAATCTTCATATAGAGCAGTAGTGTTATCATTACCAATGCCGATCTCAGCACCGTAAATTGAACCACCAATAATATTAGATGAAATAATGTTACCTTTAATTATGGCGTTCATTGCCCATAAAGTTCCATCGTAGGTTACTAAGAAATTACGCTGCCCAGGAGATTCAAGATCTCCAAGGGCTTTAAATGCTAAGTCGTATTGAATTGGCGACGGGAACAGCCCTTTAACGTGCTGTCCAATCTCAATAGCAGGAGTAGTTGATGCACGGTTAGCACCATAACCAGTTAGCTGTCCATGAACAGGATCTTTCAAATATACAGTGCCATCATATACATAAAATTGTCGAGGATCATATGTTGTATGGTCATCTGGATAAATTCCAGGTCCTAAATTCATATCTTTTCTTAACCAATAATTTATTGGAGTCCATTTTGTGCCTGTGCGGCGATCCCATGGATAAAGAGTTTTGTTAGGTTTAGTTATTGTGAAGTCTACATTAGTTCCCCATCCAATATCTGAAGCAAATCTCGGATAACCTTCTTCTACAATGTATGCGTGCTCCCATACATAGCGATACCACCAAGGTAAATCATGTGGGTCATTCATTGCGGCAATATCTATTGCAGATGGATCTGTATAAGTTAAATAACCGCCAGTCGCAATATCAGCTTCTCCATAGAAGTGTCCATTGAAACCTTGTTTAATACCATCAACCTCTGTGGCGGCTATGTCTTGCGGATTAAGCTCATTATAGTAATTAGATGGATCGTCAAAGCCTAGGTTGCCAGTAGCGTGTGTTAAATCTACAAAGGTGAGCCGCATAGTATTCCACATTGGATCTCCTATTGCAGGATCTTCCATTTCGCCATTAGCTCCACCATAAATAGTAGCATTATATCCATCAATAATTATACGTCCACCGCGGTCGGCTCTACCGAAGAACGCCGTTCCGTTCTCCATAATACCAAATGAAGCATAACCTTCTTGGTATCCATAAATACCAACCATGTATTCACGTTTTAATTTATCTTCTTCAGAATACCCTTGCCGATTACCAACATCACCTGTTATTCTGCCATTCTTCAACTGTGATTTATCAATACCCATAATAACACCAGTAAAAGTATTAGTGTATGGATCTTTGTATCCAGCTCCGACAGTTGGTGCAAAAATTGTGCCGTCATCTTCGTTAATATCAATACCTTGCCCATCCCAGGCATTAATGTCTACATTGCCGTAGTTATTTAATCTAAATACCTAGTTGCGTAAATACCAATCACCAGGCTAGAACGGCGTTTCGGACGGATCAGTGCGTAGTGCACCATTGTAGCCATCTTGGTAGAAAAAGTAAGTTTTTGGTTTATATAATTGATCTGTATTGTTATTAGTTAATTCTAATGTTTGTATATCATACGTTAAATTTAATGCCTTGTATGAAGTTGATTTAGCAATAGGGTTAGTAGCAAGCGGCCCGTATTTGAAATACAAAACATCTTGAAATACTGTAGGATTGTATCCTGTTGCATTGTAGTCAACATATTGCGGCCAGTTTGTGCAAATCTAACGCGGCTCAATTTCAACAGAACTTTGCCTGAAGAATATGTCTACGGGATAAATTGAATTAATAGATGCTACACAGACTTTGTTTGTATGAACCTAATTTTGAGGATCCCAGTCGCCTTGATAAATGTCTATCTGAGCTTGCACATAGAAATTCCAACGGACGTCGGCGAGATCTGAAATAACCCCATGATCTTCAAAGCGAACTTCCACTACTGTCGTATCTGTTGTATTCAATACACCATCATATTCTGTAAAACCCTAATATCCTACCATTGCTGGAGGATTAGTCGTTCCAGGCGTCCCAGTATTGACGGTGAGCGGCGCTCCGCCTGTATCATAAAGTCGCAAGAATGAAGCTCCAGCGACGCCAGGCATAACTGAATTTAATGGGTATCTAACATCCCAATAAACCTTATATGTGTAGCCTTCTGTTGGGTTCATATCCTCAAGACGTTCACCATTCTTGGTAACGAAAGGCCGCATAAATAATCTATACTTACCAACTTCGCCTACATCATTTGGAATTTGTATTAAAGAGGCTGCGTCAACGACAAGCGGCGCAGGGTAATCTAATGGATATTTCCATTTACTTACGCCGTCTATTGTTCTATGATTGGTCGGCCAGATCGGCGCCATCCAGTCAGAACCTTGTGTTCCTTGATCGCCATCTTTGATAAATTTGATTTCGCACAATACGTCATATGTTTGATTCGTGGATACTGTATATACACGCATAATAAATGTATTGTTTTCTTTTGAAGCGTCATATTTTTCACGCACTTTAAAGTGAATAACATTATTAATGCCGTCCAACCACATATCCCACAACATTGAATCTTCAATACTATAACCGCCAGAGCCGCCTGTTGTTAGGTCGGCAGTGTATTCAGTATAGTTCTTAAGGTAAGTGCCATCCGGTGCCAAAAAGTCAACCATGCAGTCTGTAGCATAACCTTCGTTCCATTGAAAATTAGCATATAGTGTATTATCTTTTAACGAAGATTCCCATTTAATTGTTCCATTTGCGTCATATCCGAATGTAGTCTTTCCGACCCACTCTACATAAAAGTCTCTGCCGTTCGGCATCAAGAGTGTTTTCTCTAATACACCTACATAGTTATTAGCGGTCATGGTTGTATATGGGTCAAAACAATTAATTAGAATGGTAACCGCATCGTAATTTAATAAATCACTAACATTATATGGACCAAGCTAACGCGGCCAATTAATAGCAGTGTTTTGAGCTGGTAATAATGTGTAGGATTGGTCAGCTAGTAATCTATACCAGTCGCCGAGCCACTCGGCGTTTGGATCTCCATCTGAGTTAAGGTCTGTGTTGTCTAGTATTTGTAAAAATGTTTGAGCTTTTGTATCTGAATACTAACGCAAAGATAAATCATAAGTTGAATCCCTATTGTATACCTCGAATTCTTCTGAAAGAACGGCGGTTTTCTTTTGATAACCATCTTCAGTTTTTTCGCCATAAATAACTACCATCTTGTATTTCCACATCCAAGGAACCCCAGATTGGTTTACAGTTAGTCTATTGAAATTGATTGAGTAATTTGTATCTCCAGGGTCTATTGGCATCCAGCCTGGCCCTGCGTCATTATCATAATTATCTAAGCCTTGCATTATCTCTGCCGCACGGCGGAACCATTTGAATGTGCAGGTAGTTACATCAGTTAATTCAGTATAATACCCGTAATACAAATGACCAACGACGTCTATGGATTGGTGGTCAAGAACTGATAATGAATCACCATACGGCATATCAATTTTAGTCCAATAAAGCTGATCTGTTAGATTTATTTTTTCAGCAAAACGAATATCTATGTTTTCAACAAAAATATTGTTACTTGAATAATTTGGATTTGAAGGAATCGGCGTTCCATAAGAATCAAGCGTAATACCAGTCATGTCTGCATTAAATCCGCCGTCTTGGTATAGGCTAACCGAGTATAACCCTTTTAATACACCAGGGGCTACTTGGAACGCGGCGCTCTGCGGCACACTGTTTACAAATGCATAAGGTGCACCAACAAAGTCTTTGAATTGTAGTCTAAACTCAACTTGATTGTATTGTGGTTGAGTTGCGTCGTATTGAGGATGGTCGGTCGGCAAGTAAAGTGGATTTTCTACAATACACTTAACTAATAAACCATATTCACCAGCGTCATGTTGTTGTATAAATGCAGTTTTAAAATCTGCTTTAATAATAATCCATTCATAGGATTTGGCATAGCGTCGATATTCTTGTTCTTGATAGTCAATGTCGGCAGGTGCCATAAAATTAGTAGGAAATTTGGTTTTGCCGTTTCCTAAAGGATTTAAATCATCTGGAACAGGAAATTGCCGTAACCATCCGTAATCTTCCCAGTTCGCAGTAGGATGAACGATTGAAGGAATATTATTTATCACTACGCCATTCGCATCTTCTCTATATTCTGTTGCTACAATGCCGAGCGGCGTATGATCAATCGTGCTTCCAAGATTATACCATTTCTCTAACCAGTTTGGGCCGTGCGGCTTAAAGAAATTGGTAGCTGCTTGTTTGTCTCCATATGTTAATTGATTTTCGTATTTTGAGCGGCCTAAAATTATTTTCTTTGCAGAAAAGTCCCCTTGGGGAACAAGTATATATACTTGTTCCCCGACTTTATAAGTCACTGTGGGGTCTAATACAAATGCAGAGAAAATATTGCTCTCATACTTTACTTTATACTCGCCAACGTCTATATTTACAATAGAAGCTATTTCGGCTTGTATAGTCTGATCAATTTTAGCAGACTCAACATTGCGTGATGCAATATTGTTCATAGCAGCAAAAAATTGTTCGTAAAGATTTTCCATATTATCTCCTTCCTCTTTATCCTACGTTATATTGTTGTGCCCTATTTAATAAATTGTTAAATGCGGCTTCTATTTCTTCCCGTGCTGTAACATTCGGAAAGTCAGCTTTAATAACAACATGATTAGTAGTAGCATTTGTCGTATCTCCAGCGGCGGGCTGCAGATTTGACAATGCACTTGTAAGACTCTGGACATTTGCTCCAAATGAACCTTGGACAAATTCACGAATCATTGCAACTGCGGCGAGTATATTTTCAGTATCTGACGGATTCAATACAAGCTCCTTGCCTGCTTCGCCAATAACAGCTAAACCAGGATCGGTAGCTAAGCCGCCTGAGCCGAACGCCTGAATGTAGAAACCAGTAGTTCGCATATACTTGTAGCCATCGGCGGTCGCCACAAGTTGATAGCCCGCGGCTTGTGCGTAAGCCCGCATATACTCTAACCACTCAGTGCTATTGTAATAAGAAGTATCTTCTCCAGTATTTTTAGCAATATTAGCTTGCGTTAAAGCGTCATACATAGCTTGCTCCTGTGCACCAAGTGTGCGGGTCGCGGAAAGATTCTTAAGATCTTCATACATATAATACATCTCAGACAATTTATTTGCATAAACGGCGTCTGAGGAACCAGCGTATTGCTTTTCAATACCAGAGATAGTTTCTATGAGTTCTTTTGTTTTGTCGATCGCCGGCTGGATAGTGTTAACCCACATTTGAACCCATTCTACTTCATATAAATACAAATCATTCATCGCCGATTTAGCTTCTGTGTTGAGTGACTTGAATGATGCTTCAACGACTTTATTTTCATTGATAATTTTCTTTGTTTCAGAAGCAATAATATCTTCTAAGTCATCGACATCCATTTCAATCGCGGCACATACATCCTCAACTACCTCTTGCCATTCAAGATAGTTCTTATGGAGGGCGTCTGTCATATCTGAATGATTTTTCAAATATGCATTATTCGCGGCTTCCATTGTATCCATGTCCGTAATAACACCAAGAGTAGTTTGGTCAAATGAGCGGCCTATCGCGGCGTTGTGGTATTCAACAGTTTGAGCATATAAATTTGATTGCTCTTGATACCATTTAATGCGTTGATCAACTTCTTGTTTGTATTTCTCGTCATGTTCATATTGTATCCAGTCAATAGCTTGAATATAATCATCGTAATCTACTTGTAATTGTAACCAAGCTTCAGACGCTTCATCGGCGGCTTCTTTGTGCATATTGTAAATATTGTTAATTTTTTCTTGTATTTCTGCCTCGGCATCTTCGTCATCTCCAGAATCTGAAGAATAAATATAAGACCAGTTTCCAGATGCGTCACGGGCGAGCCGCATTGTGTTCTTAGCTGCACGAGCGTCTTGATACTGATCACGCAGTTTCTCTAATTCAAACTCAGCTTTTAAGATGTCAACTTGTGTTTGAGTAAGTGATACACCATCTGCCCGAGCGGCGTTCACTTTATCGAGCCATGTTTGATATTTTGCTAGGATGGCAGGATCTGTAACATCTTCCATTGCTTTGTTGATCTCACGCACCATTTCGTCCAGTGCGAATGCTTTATTTGTTGGATCTAAGAAATACTCATCAATAGTCTTTTTCTGAGTATACACGTCCATAGCATTGTCAAGGTCGTCAAATACACCGCCTAATGCTTCGCTGAAGTCGTGAGCAATAAGAGCCGCAGAAGTAGCCACGGCATCGTTTACTTGATCTAAGAAACTTGATAGTTCTGACATAAATGTAGTTTGAACGTCTTTTGCAGTTGCAGTAATTTCATCGAGCTGTGCTTTCGCATCCTCAATAAGCATTTCATTACCGCTCTTGACTGCTCTCATATAAACGTCTGTAGCATCTTCTACTGCTTCGGCGGCGAAGTTGTATTCTTGATAAAGACCTTTAATCTTCTTACTTGAAGTAGTTACTTCAGCGTTGAGTAATGCAATACCATTAGCACTATCTTCGTAAATGTAGCCAGTCTGCTCCATAATATTATAGAAAGATTCTAGGATACTAAGATTTTTGTCTAATGTATCTGCTAGAGCATCGAACTCGTCAATAAAATCATTAAATGCATCAATGTATTGCTGCCAAACCTAGTCATTAAGAGAATATAATTCTTCTAGTGAATCAATTAGGTCGTCAATGTAGCCGTCCAGGGCGTCGAAGATTTCCGCAGTAATTTTACCTTCTTGTTGGAACTTATCCCAAGCTTCTTTTCCAAATTTACCAATAAACCAATCTTCGTGGATTGAGCCGCTTGAGATGTTATTCATAATTTCTTGCACACGTTCGACGCCGGCAGTTATTTCAGCCATACTATCAAGATTTTCTCTTGTTTGACCAAATAATGCCGCTACACGCCGTGCGGCTTTGCGAGCGTCTTCGCCTAGCTCTGTAATTAAGAGGTCGAGCATTTTAATGTCTCTGTCATTTAGGCTAACACGTAATTCAACTTTGTAAGATACTTCTTCAAGTTTCTTACGCATAATATCACGAATATTTTCGACGGCGAGTTCAAGTTGTTCTCTTATTTCTTCTTGTAGAGATTCATATTCTTCGATTGCTTCTTTTACTAACGCTGTTACAGTTTCTTGCGCTTTAATTTGTTTTTCAAGAGCGTCTAGTTGGGCATCATCTCCAGATACACCGCCTTGATCGTTTAATAACTTAGCTCTATCATTGTAAAGTTGTTTAAGAGCATTATCTGCTTGCTCGGCGGCAAACTGGATGTCTTGCATATTATCTACGTCTTGGTCGGCGTCAAATATAGCTTCAACTCCAACTGAACGGGCGGCGTCGACAAGACGCTGTTTCACTGATCTGTAGTCATATCCACCATAACCACCGTTCAAGTTATCATTCCAGTCCGGCATCTTAGCTGACTCGTCTCGATACTCAATCATTGCAGTATAGAGTTCATGGTATTGAGTTGCAAGGTCTTGCATTGCTAACCATTGCTTACGTAATAAAGTAAGCTTAGACATACCAAAAGCATTCTCAATAGCTGACCCTAAGCCGTCGATAGTCCGCGTTGTATCAGCTATTGCATCTTTCATGTTTTTAAATTGTTCGGCGATTTTAATTCCAGATTGAGCAGAAACTTCCTTTGGCTTTGAGCCTCCTCCAGAACTACTTTTCCTTTTTGGAGACTATACACCTTTGTAAGCCGCAGCACTACGCGGCTCTACAGTTTTTAAGCCCTCTAACTTTGGAGTTTCTGCACCAAACCCAAATATAGTCATATCAACAGGGCTAGTTACTGGTGTTGGCGTAGTTCTTACATCTATCTCTGGGTAGGTGCCGCTAATTGGAAGCATTGTGCCGTCAGGAAAGGCCGCCATTCCACCATATTGTATAGGAGTAACATCAACAGTTTGTTCCACTTCATATCCAACAACACTCTCCGTAGGAACCGTCGTTTCTTTCCAAACTGGATCGAATCCTATTTCTGCTAAAGCGTTATTAACTTGATCCTTAGTTATTTGGCTTGCGGCTAAAGCATTATTAAACATTTCTATTAACTAAGTGTCGTCACCAGTTAATATAACACCTATCTCTAAGTCATCTGGTAATGCAGCTTCGGCATCCATAATACTCTAAACCAAAGCGGCGAGGTCATCGTTCCATTCACCTACAGTGTCTTTCAAAGCATTTTTTAGATAATCTTCCGCCACAAGATCTCTTAGTTTATCGAAAGCATCGTAACTACCATTCGCGGCTTTCTCCATTAAGTCTAAGATTTCTGGAGTCATTGTTACATCGTCTAATACATCTTGTTCTACTCCAAGCATATCTTCTAATGCTTCTCTAAATTTTTCAATAGTATTTTGGTATTCGGTAGTGCTTTTATTATTCTTATTTAATACCTTTTTCCAATCTTCTAAGTTGTCTAATAGATCTCCAAATCCTTTATTCATTAATTGAATTTCTTTGGACGCAGACAATGCCGTGCCAGAATCTAATTCATCATAAATAAAATCCAAGTCCTTGGCGGCATCTTCGAGATATTTCGCATAATTCTTAATTTCACCAGCATCTAAATCATGAAGGTCGGCTTCGGCTTCAAGAACTTTATCCAATACTGAAGCATAATCTTCTCCGGAAATTAATCCGTGTTTAAAAGCATTATTTAAGTCTTCAATATTATCAATGAGCGGCAATAGACCTTGTTTGTATTCATCTATTCCAATTTTACCACGAATATATAAATCACTCAATTCTTCAATCGAAGTCGCAGTTGAGGCTAACATTTGACTTATTGTTTCAGAAGAAAGATCGGCACTTAAAAATTCACGATAAGCGTCCATCATTCTAACAAACTCTGTTGTATCTCCTTCAACTAAAGCGTCTCCAATAGCCTCTAAATCAAACTTAGCCATTTTTGCCCATTCATGAAAGGCGTCTATATACTCATCATTAAATGCAAACTGATCAAAAAAGCGACCTATTTCTTCTATGCTTCTACCTTCAAAATCAAAATCTTCAGCAACAGGTAAGTTAAACTCATTTGTCTTTGTAAAACTTTCATTTTTAAACTTCTCTTGTAATTCGGCTAATTTATTTAATCGGTCTATTGTATGGTCTACGTCGCCACCTATCAATTCTTCTAGACCAGCAGTTTTTACGAGTTTATGTTGCCCATCTATCTAAGTTTGGAAAAATTCTTTAAGAGCAGGGTTTAATGCTATTAAGTTTTGATAAGTCTCTTCATCAATAATATCTCCAAGTTTTATGTCACCTAATAAAGTACTCATTGCAAGCAAATCATTAACAATATCTTTTAATACGTCATGCAAAGGAACACCTGCAGCGAGCTGCATTTCTTCGGCAAATGCGTGTAAATCATCTGGGAGTATGCTTAATGGTATTTCCATTTCTGTGAAAATACGAAGTAGTTGCTCATCGGCGTCAACACTTGTCCAATCCACGGCGGCTAAAGCTTTTGCAAAATCCTAGGTTTTACTTGGGTCTAATTTATTTAATTTTAAAACCATGCCATTAAATATTGAGACAAGACTTTCTCCTTTTTTACCCATTGTTTCCATCATGTTTACAAAATTAGTAGCTTCATTTAAATCTAAGTCATAATAATCACTAAACCAGTTTCCAAGTTGATTATCTTCGACAGTCGCCCATTGTTGTTTGGCGTCTTTTAATCCCTAAATAAATGCATCTACCATATCCTAAGCACTTTTATAACCATACTCTTTAGCTTCTGCGTTGGTTAGCACTCCGTTTTTATCACCAATCATTAGGCTTAATACATCCTTTGGCGACTAAGAACCATATTGATTTATAAAACCTTGGAATTCTCCTCTTGTCGCTCCACTAAAGTTACCCGAACCAATAACATAACCAAGTGCACGGTCGGCTTCTTTTTCCGAATTAGCCAAATATTCTAAATTAAGAGCAGCTTCTTCGCTAAAATTTGCTAACTATTCCATAGCTTCTGCGGCGGCTAAAACACTAGCTATTTGTTCGGAAGTTAATACTCCAGACTAAGTCTATCCTGATGAATCCTCGTAAGTATATTCTATTGTCCCCGCAGCTGTATAGTTCTTAGCAGTTATATATTTTTTATCTGTTTGTAACTCTGCCCACTTCTAGAACGCTGCGGCGGAGTCCATTGAACTCCAAAATTGAAGCGTTCTATCGTCAGCTTCTTTTGTATATTTTTCAAGTAAATCTGAATATATTGCTTCATACCTTCTAGCAACGACATCATTCATCTAATTTTCAACAGAAGTATTACTATACTTGCTACCATTTATTAATTGAGCTATGACTTTATATTCAGCTTGTAACTGTTTGGTATTATTTTGAGTCGCTTTTACTTGATCTAAAATTGCACTGTGATTGTCTTTAAAGGCTTGAATATAATCGTCCATGTTTGGAATCAAGATCGGTAAATTGCTTGTAAATGTTTTCAAATCTTGCTCTAATATACCAGTAAAGCTATCTTTTGAAGCTTCTATTGCACTCTTCATCATGGCATCACCCATCAATGAAATAAGTGTTTCTGCAACTTTTTTCTCTCTTAATATAGGAGTTCCAATCGAACCTAAAACCGCTGACGCATCTTCTCCAGTAGTATTAGACATTTTTCCCTTAATAATAGCCCATCTCTAGTTTTGTTCTGCCTCTCTGAGTATCTGCTGTCCTTGAATTTGTGCTATTTGAGCTAACCGAACTGTTTCTTCAGAAAGCTGTTTTTGTATATCTATACCTTCCTTAGTAAGTCTAAGCACGCCGTTTATGTCACTGTAATAATTAGATAAATCAGGGTATTTGTTTAGAAGATCTAATACAAGCTAGTTAGTCGTTAGTAGGGCATTGTTCCACTCTGTTGTTTTTACAATCATGGCGTCCATCTAAGCAACAGCGGAATCATATTCATTAAAAGAAGCTATTAATTCTTCATTGGCTTCTTTAGTTTTGTTTAAAGCTTCTTGCAATCCATCTGCCGCGGCGCGAGCGTCCTCTAATTGCTTATCTATCGAGGCATTATGTATCATGTTATAAATTCCATTTATAATAACACCAACCAATGCCACGGCGGCGATAATCCCCGCAGTCCATAAGCTCAATGTCACCATTGCTACTCCTGTAGCCGCGTGTATACCCTCTATTATCGGCTTTATGCTGGAAATAGCCATAGATAATGATATTACAAGCCCCATCATGGAACCAATAGAAACCTCTCCTTGTTCAACCATTGAGTTAATACTTTCAAAAGCCATAAACAACGACATTGCTGTCATAGCCACATTCCCTAATTGTCGTTGCCAGCTTAATGTTTTCATATTCATACGAGAGGTTGCGCTTTCTGCTTCTATTATGGCCTAAGTTAACATTTCTTCGGCTTCACTAACATTTATTACTCCTTGTTGAATCAATTCCTACAATTCAAACTCTCTCTAAAGAAGTGTAACTCGTCGTGCTTGAAGTGCAGCTCTTTCTTCATCGGATAAAAGATTCTATCTTATAGGGGATAATTGTGCTTCAACTAATCTAAGTTGATTTTGGCGTTGAAAACTTTCTGCCCTTAAATTTGCTAATTCAAGCGTAGATGTTTCAAGTTGTTTTTGCCATGTTGCGACTATTTCTTTGCCTGTTTTGGCCATTTGTTGTAACTCTACATTTCCAAATTTTATTGCCTAGTCTAATTCAAGATTAAGTTTGAGCAATTGTTCTGAATACCCTTGTTGTGTTCGTAATGCCTAAGTTTGAAATGATAGGCCTGCATTTTTGTTGGCTATAACTTGCTAATCAGTCATATCAGTTATAAGCTAATCGGCCTTTGCCTATGCTGCAGCTCTAGCTGCTCCAACTAAGGTTCCAGAATAACCTATTATTCTATTATATGATGTCTCAAGTCTTGTCTATGCAGTAACACGTTCATAAAGATATTTTGTCTGCTCTTGATTGAGCCTGTTTGAAATCTATTGTGCTTCATTTTGTGCATTTTGCAGTCTAAGGTTATGTGTAAAATTATTTCTTATTTCAACTGCATAAGCGGCAATACTCTGTAAACCTCTACCAATTTGATTCTGTAGTAAAACAGCAAGTATAGTTGCAATACCAACTATGCCTCCAATATTACCTAACAAATCACTAACTGCCTAACCAACATTAGTAATAACAGAATAAAAATTCTTTATCGAATCTTGTTCAAATATTTGGGCAAAAGCCTCGCCCCAAGCATTCGCGGCACGCTCTGCGGCGGCTTCAATACTCTCAGACCAAACGGCGTATTGCTCTTCCAATGATTCGGAACCAGTTTCACCTGTTGCTGATTGTAAGTTCCTAAGGTATTTGTCAAAATTGTTCATAAGAGACAGGAACTGTCCATACTGTCGAACGCCGCCGACTATTTCGGCGATCGCCTTTTGTTGGGCAGTTGAGTAAGTATCCCAGGACGTTCCTAGTTGCATAATAATATCATCTAGATTACGAAGATTCCCTTCGGCGTCTAACGCGGATACTCCGAGTTTGTCGAGCCGCGCCGATATCTGACCAAGGGTTACTCCTTCGTCTTCTCCGGTCTCTTTTAAATTGGTGAGCCGCGAAAAGATTGTTTTGTATGCATTACCAACTACGGATGCAGATTGCAGCGATGTTTCACCTACGGTCGCAATAATAGATGTTAAGGACTCGTAAGAGGCTCCTAGCTGCGAAGCGGCGGACGCCGAGATCTGCATTGCTTCGGCAATATACTTAAAATCAACGGCGGTCTCAGCACCAAGTTTTGATGCAATGGACGCCGCGTTTACAAGCCGGTCGCCGGACATTTGATAGGTATTCCAAACGGCGGTCAGCTGTTCAGACATTTCTTCCATTGATTGCCCCGCGGCTTTTGCAGCTTTGATTGTTATATCTGTGCGGCGCTGCACCTCGTCGGCGGAAAGACCCTGTTGATAGAAAATAACAGAAGCCTGTGCATATTCCTTGGCGGCGACGCCCAGCTTTTCGGCGCCTTCAATAAGTTTATCAAAAACGTCGGACATCTCATTAACTGTTTTGCCAGTAACGATTTGTATCTAAGTTAAAGTTTCATTCATGTCTTTCGACCATTGAATACCCTAAGAGAAAACCTCTTGGAAGAACTCCAATACACCATATGCAAGAGAGAACTTGAATGACTGAGTCATTACACGGCCGACCTCTCGAATATTATCTGCCATTGTGAGTAAGCGGCGATTGGCCGAGTTCATTGTCGTTAAGAAAGCCGCGGCGGACTGCTGCATGCCACCAGCCGTAAGTTTAGCTACCAGCTCTGAAGCACTCATGTTAGCTTTTCGCAGTTCGGCGTTCAGCGTAAGCATAGACGTTCCTTTTGTGGTGGTAGCTTTCATCATAGCTGATTCTAATGTCTTGGCAGCAGTAATAGCTGAATTTAATTCGGTTCTAAAGTCACCAAAATTTGCTCTAGTAACCGCATTGCGTAAGTCGTCAGATATTTGCTAAACGGCGGCCTTCAGCTAGGTTGTGTCTGGTCGAAAACTAATATCATATACTAAACCCATTTAAAATTTTACCCTCCTTTTCGAGCCAACAAAGGCTAATTATTCTTTTTTCACCAAAGCGGCGATTTTAAGTAACTGATCGTAGTTGCTCGTATCTTTTAATTTTTCTAGTGTTTCGTCTAAGTTTATATCATAATCCTCTTTCTTCGCTGTTAAGATTTCTAATACACCTGCCATAGAATTACGATATTCTAATATTGAATGTAAAGTGCGGTCTAGAGTGCTATAGAAAAATTCTTTTTGTGTGGGGTTGACATGCTCTTGAACGGCGGCGAGGATATTATTCTGTGTAATTAGGTCGTAAGCGTTGAACAGCTCCTCTTGCTAGATCGTCATGAGCTTGAGCTGCGGTATTGTTATGTCTGAGAATGTTGACACAAATACAAGATCAGCGACGACAGCCTTGGTCGGCTCCGATATATAGCCGCGTTCATCTACTGAGTAGGCGGTCGCCGTTGAAATACCATCAAAGATTTGTTCGTAAGGAACAGTGCTATTAACAGTAATTGTAACATCGCCGTCCTTTGCTTTAATCGCCACTGCCTCGCTGGTCGGCGGCTGTAGATTGAATTGATTTAAATGAACCATATTGATTCCTCCTTTTCCCTTATTTTTTTTATAAAAGTTTATTTAATTTAGTAATAACAACCAGTTGAAGGGCGAGCGAAGCGAGCCCTTCTTTTGATGAGCGGTTAGACTACTGAGCTACGATGACGGCGAAGCCGTCGAGCAAGAACGCAATAACTATAAACTTAAGCAAACTTAAGCAAACTTAAACAAGTTTAGTGCACCGACGGTCGCCTTTAAGCGACGTTCGCTCGCTTCGCTCGCTCACTTAATACAAACAACTAAAACGCCGCCCCAGCCGTCCCAGCCGCCTAAAACGCCTAAGCCGCCGTCGGCACAGTGACGCGCCCGTAGGGCGCAGCCCCGCAGGGTAAGTTCTGCACTACTCATCTGGTAGGGCCGAAGGCCCTACCGGTGAAGTATGTGCTGAACTTGAAAGCGTCGCGATCTGGGTTTTGTTTGGCGAGAGTGTAGGTTCGTTGAGCTCCGCGGCCTTCTGTTACGAGGTTGTAAGATTTAATTCCGAAGTAAGCGAGAACTTCATTGCCGTTTCTGTATGTGATTCCCCCGTATTCGTAAGCGAGGGAAGCTGGTTTTGTTGAAGAGGTGTTGTTTGAGCTTAGGGCAGCGGCGAGTTCGGAAGTGTCTTGAATTGTGATTGATGCTTGAGTTGCGTGCACGGTTAGCTTTGTTAGTGATTGTGGATTTTGGTCTTTAAAGTCGGCTAATACTTTACCTTTATTGATTAGGAATTCAAGTTGTTGATTCGGTGTGTAGCCTGCTTGTTGAGATAGATGATGGACAAGGGCTCCGTATCTAATTAGGTTTTGCCACTGGGAGCGATATATTTTGTAATTCCAGTATGTGGTGGAATTACGTTGAAGAAAGTCAAAGAATGTGTTGTCTCCGAAAAGAGCGGAGTCTGTTATTGTTGCCCATTTGATCATGTTACTGGGATTGTTTTGCCACTTGAGTTCGAGTATTACATGTTGAGCGACGACGGCGTTTTGGATTACGTAAAGGATGGCGTCGCCTAGTGAGGAGCCGCTCCTGGTTTGTTTGGAAAGTGCGGTTTTGATGTCTGTGTCGTATTTTCTTAAAAGATATTCCGCTGTAATGTTTCCCGCTTGCTCGATTGCTGTTTTTGTAGAAAGTAGAGCTTGAGATGGGTGAGCGGCAGCGAATTTGGATGCGGCGTTGATGTGGTGGCCGTTTGGCGTTATTGTGTTTTGAGTGAGATAGGGGTTGTTTTTGGATAGGTTACGGAGTGCTTGAATGAAGCAGTATTCAAAATAGTAGCCGCAGTCTGCACTCCAAATTGAGGAACTTGGGTCTGCTGGTGTGGTATTTTGAGTGATTGGTGGAAGTGGTATTGGGTCAAATGTTGTTGTGGTGTAAGGTGAGTTTGGTGTGTTTGCGAATGTGATTGCCATCTGCGACGCAGTTTTGTTACTGCTTCCCTCCTTTTTTTGGTTTTTTGGTTTTGGTTTTGGTTTTCGTTCTTTCAATTCTAATTAAAACAGGAATTGTGATATTAAAAATAAAAAAAATTTGAATTTTTTTTTTAAATTTTGGGCGTGAGGTGTTAACCGTGAGGTGTTAACCGTATTTTGAAATTTTGGGTGTAGGTAGGGGGAAATACCCGCAAAGAAAAGAAAACATAAATAAAAAAAATTTTCCCGATACCCACCCCCCATACCCTATAAGAGATTCCTTAAGAATTTTATATCGGCGGCACGCTTACCTACAGAGCGTGCCGCATTTTCCAGTTTTTACCAGCACAGGGAAAAAATGTAAATTAAGGCAATAAATGGAAGAACTGGAAAATCCTTGAATGGAAATTTATTACAGGAAATTTTTTACAGGAAGTAACTGGAAGCTCTTACAATAACGACCGTAAATGGCAGCGGCAGCTCGCGATTTCCAGTTTTTTACAGTTATGGAAAAAAAAGTAAATTAAGAAAAAAGTAAACTGGGCAGGAAAATCCTAGAAGTGCTGGAAGAAAATGTAAGGACTGGAAATAAAAGTAAGAACTGGGAGAGCGGCACTTCCTGGGAATAAATGGAAAAACTGGAAGAAGCTGGTAAGACTGGAAAAGAAAATGTTTCACGTGAAACATCCAGCTGGAAATAAATGTAAAGTCAGGCAGTAAGTGTAAAGCCAGGCACAGATTGGAATGGAAATAAAAATAAGAGTAGGAAAACGCCGGCAAAAAACTGGAAATAAGTGTAAGAACTGGAAGTGCGAAAAAATGTTTCACGTGAAACAATTGGAAATGATTGGTAAAAGAGGGAAAGAGGATTTTCCAATTTGTGATGAACGACAAGATTAAAAATGGTAGTTATTAACAGGGAATCTCTGGAAAAAAAATCTTCGATTTGCGGCGCTTTTTTGGTTGAATTGATAAATAGTGTTAAAGATTGAAAAAAGTCTTTTAAATCGACGAAAAAAGGCATTAAA